TCCCTTAACACCTTGGGCTCCTGTGCTTCCTGTAGCACCAGTGGCACCCTTAATGTTAGTCTGCAATGTCCACGTAGTAGAATTGGTCTTCTTAAAAATGTCCTGAGATGTGGTATTGATAAACCAATCTCCTGTAACTCCCTGACCACTTGTTGGGTTAGAAGTTCCATTAAGCCATTGTGCTCCGTTCGTACCGGCCGTTCCTGTAGAGCCTGTTGCTCCAGTATTACCAGTATCCCCCTTTGGACCCTTAAGGTCTACCGTTCCGACTGGCCATCCTACATTTGTCTTTGGTCCATACAAAAGGTGGGCTGCCGTATCGATGGCATAATCACCTGCCAAACCTAGCGTTGGAGCGGGAACTCCGGTAACATCATGAATCTTGGTGCCTGGGGCACCCTGTGGTCCAGAGCTTGCAATAGAAACGCCGGGAGGCGGAGTCCTGGTAATTGATACCGTTGGGGACTCCGCCTGCACAATTTCAATTTGAATTGGCCCTGCTGGGGTTGTCATCTAGACACCTCTCCATAAACTGTGACGTCACCGGTGAAATAAGTTCTGTTGTTTCCATCTGGGTCAGTAATCTGGAAATCCCAAATGTAAGAGCCAGCAACTAGTGTTGAGGTAAGCGTTGATGGAAATACAATATCAACCTTACCCGCTGCTGGTGTAATTGTGCAATCAGCATCAAACGCTTCCGTTGCTTCATAATTAGAACGGATGCTGCACTTAGCAGTGTAGCCAGTCAAGTTAAGCGGGGAATCAGTGCTATCCTTGAGAGTCACTGCAAATGGCAGATAGTCTCCCTTGTACAGCACAAGGTCATAATTGGCAGGAAGGTAGTCCTGTCCAATAGGACCCCCTACTGAATTTCCTGGGAAGACAATATCAGCCATAGAAAGCCTGTGCCTCCTTAGGCGTTGCGTAACGGAATCCCTCAGGGTCATTCTCTGTAATGAACTCTGCATCTTCCTCTGCAACTAGTGCAAATGGGTGCTCACGCTTAAAGGTATAGCCGCGAATTTCAAATGTACCATTGGCACGAAGCATCTTTAGAAGAGCCTTTGGCTGCTTTGCCTTCTCGGCAGCATCCTTCTCAGCCTTATCTTCCTTAAGCTCTGCATCAATCTCAGCAACAGTGTTGTCCATCTTGGCAACATCGTCCCATGTAACACCATCCTCAGCGAAGGCAGCAATAATGACAGCCTTCGTGTCACTAGGCTTTACGTCTACGCCGTAATCGTCGGCAATCTTTAGAAGGTCTTCCTTCTTTAGTGTATCAAAACTCATAGTATTTACATTCCTCCTATTGTGCTTTCATTATAGCAGACAGTTTGTTCAACGACAAAACCTCCTACTTGTAGGTACCTAATTGCATTTTGCATTCTCTGAATATCATCTTTAAACAGCCCCAGGCCGGTGTTGCAGTTTGAGCACAGCATACCCCTGAATTCTCCAGAAATATGACAGTGGTCATAGCAGGGTGGATTCATTTCTTCATTGCAGATGGTACATAAATTATTTTGTGCTTCAATCAATGACTTTCTTTCGTCAGTTTTAATATATCCATAACCAGGAATGTAATGTCCCTTCTGCTCTTTTACCGCAACCGAACATCTCCAGCCATTCAGGTTTTTGCGGAAAACAATTTTAACTGGTCCACAGTGTTGACACACTCCAGTTTTTGAAATCTCATCTTTTTCAATCATCACGTGCTTTGCTTTTGGCATGATGCCAGTATACACGACAAAACCCCCGAAGTAAAAACTTCGGGGGTCAGTCAAACAGAATCTTATGCAGAAACCTTGATGTTCTTTACAACAACGAAAGCGTCAGCGTTCTCAATCTGTGTTCCAACACGGCAGTACATTGTGTACTCGATTGTGTCCTTCTTTGGCTTGAACTCGCGGTAGACCTGAATCTCACGCTTAACACCCCAAAGCATGTTCTGTGGGAATGTTAGCCATAGGTCACCGTGGTCACCTGTAGCACCTGAATAGTCACCGTCCACCGTCTCAAGGAATAGTGGAACCTCCTGAGTTGGGATACCGAACATTGGTGTGCTGGTAAATCCAGCAGGACCATCGGTACGTACACCATTACGTGTAACTCCCTCTGCGACGTTCTCCAGTGAGATTAGACCTGATGCAGTCTGTGTTAGACCGTATAGGTAATCCTGAATTAGGTTTGAACCTGTGAAGAACTTAAGACCGTTACGACGCTGCATGTACTTACGTGGCATCGCCTTAAGAGCCTTGTTTGCAGCAGCACGGTTAAGTGGCTGTCCCGCGTGGTCAACAACGTGTCCACCGGCAAGGGCTAGCTTGCGCCAACCGTCAAATGCCTTCATTAGCGGGTCGGAAGTAAGCGCGGTGTTACCGTTAATAGCAACATCCTCGATATCGTTACCAGCCTGCGTTGCCATAAGGCGCGCAATGTGGTCCTCAAGAGCCTCGCCCTCAAGGTTGTCCTCAAGAGACTCAGTTGAAAGCTCCCAGTCGAGACGCAACTTCTTTGTGGTTAGCGAAATCTTCGTGAAGACTGCTCCAGCGTTGACACCATCGTCAACAGCCTCGGTAGCTACACGCATTAGACGCTCACCAACACCAACCTTGTCAATATCCATCTCAGTTGCTCTCATGCGGATTGTACGTACCTGTGAACCAAGTACAGTTGCATCCCACATGTAGTCAATGAAACGGTCTGCCTGCTCAGCGTTTAGAAGACCACCACCACCAGCACCAACTTCGGTGGTACGGATAACCTTCTCTAGCAATTCATTACTCATTCTGTTTGTGTCACCTCCATATTTCCTAGGAATAAATTAGTGTAGGTCGGAAAGGCCGAGGAAGCGCCCGCCCCACGTTGAACCCTTACTCTTTTGTAGGGTCTCTTCCGTTGACCCGCCTAGGTCGCCGGACTTCTTAATTGCAGTCTCACCTTCAACAACACCGAGACGCTTTTCAACGCCACCAATGTCTGTCTTTAGAGACTCAAACTTAGTTACAAGCTCTTCGTGCTTCTTTACAAGCTCGTCAACCTTGCTCTCGAATACCTCGCTTGCCTTAGCAATTGCCTCATCGGCCTGCTTAGCATTCTTTTCAAGGCCAGACTCGATAGCAGTCTGTAGGTCGCCAAACATCTTTGAGATATCTGGCTCCTCCTCAGAAGTAACCTCCTCAGACTTTTCCTCATCAGTCTTCTCGGCTACCTCTTCTGTGCTTGACTCAACTTCGGTCTCTGCCTTACCCTCTTCAGCAACCTCGTCTACGACTGTTGCTGTAGAACCAGCCTCAACCTCAGTTTCAGTAGTCTTGTTCTCTTCTGCCACGATTACACCTCCTTCGTCTTGTGCAGTTTCCTGCTTAGCGATTGGTTCTTCTGAACCGCTCGTGTTAGAAGAATTACGATTAGCGATAAGCGTGGACACCTTTTCAGTCTTGTCTTCATCGCTTTCGTACTCAAACCATCCGATATTCTGCATTGCGGAACCACAGTTACCGCAGGAAACAGATTCTTCGGTGGAAGTCTTCGCAATTCCGTCAGCTTCACAGTAGAAGACATTCTCTGAACGAGTGTCTGCTACCATACCCTTCATTACCGTACTTCCATCGGCAGCCTTGGTAATAGAGAATACATTAGCCAACTGATTTGCTGGAGAATCTACCAAGCTTAGTTCCACTAGTTCATAATCCTTAACAAAGCGGATTGCACGACCTGCGTCCTTTACCCACTGTGTTTCAGCGTCCTTAATGGCACCACCGATAGAAAATCCTTGGAGCGTTCCGTCCAGAACCTTCTCCCAAGTATCCTGCGCACCCTTGGAAACATATACTGTAACAAAAATTCCGTTATAGAACTTCTGTGTTTCCTGGTCGAAGTAGGAGTCTTCCTTGAAATCAACCATTCGTCCAACAGCAATCGGCTGATGCATTTCACGGATGTTTCCACGGAAACGGCTGAAAGCGCGCTGATTTGCCTCCTTGAGAACAACGTCTCCCTGAGAATCAGCGTTGTCTAGAGAAGCCCAACCTGAAACCAGGCGGTTCTCCTTATCAACCTTAGAAAGTGGCATTGTTAGGCGAACATTGTCGCCATCTGAAGCCCACTGAGCCTTCTTAATCTCCATAATTAGATAATATCAGAGTCCTTTTCAAAAGCCAAATCATTCTGGTTGAAATGTAGGAATCGCATGTTTAGATAGATAGCTGCACAGAAAATAGCCATAGCTAGTGCTGTGATACCACCTGGATTATGCCAATCCCCAGCAAAATATCCCAAACCAATGACAAGCCAATGAATGAATCCAACGAATGCTCCAATCGTCAATGAATTTTCTGAGTTTCTGACAAGGCCGTAAATCATCGCTAGTCCTACGGCCATTGCAAGAATGCCCCATGCCAATTCTGGCATTACAGAATCAAGCCACGAGTAGACATTTGCCGCCTTAAATACATCCCAGAAGGGGTTGGTTAGCCACAACCCCCAAAGAAACGTATATACAGACAGCGTTGCTGCGGCCACTTTATTTACTGGCTTCGACAATGCGAGTGCCAGTCCATCCCAAGATCGGAAGAGCACACGTCTGAACTCCAGT